AAGATTTATAAAGAAAACGAAGAAAACCTAAATAATCAAATATGGCAGCTATTAGATGAGTTGAATGGGTTAATGAGCACGCTTGAAAATGAACGTCAGCAGCACCGAACTCATGTTGGGCTTCTCAAGAGATCATCATCGGAAAAAATTGCAGAGATGCAAGAAAAAATAGATGAAGCCGAAAGAATTGTAACTTATGAGCGAGGGACTACTCAGTACACTTATAACCTATATGAGGAGTGCAAGGTAATGAGAGATAATTACCGGAATGATTCATTGAATTACTTGTCGAAGTGGAATGAATGCCTAGAACTTCTACATAAAACCGAAGATAAGGGTACTTCACTCTCCTGAGAATTTCCACGGTGTCCCATTTATTGAAGATGATGACATTAGCTTTCTGGTTTGGTCGCTACCCTTAAGTATGTCATCCCAATTCAAACCTAAAAAGTCTGATACAGGCTTGTGATCTATCTTTCCAGCATCCCACCAATATTGTTTCCCATTTACAGGGTCGCGAAGCCCTCTAACTTCTCCCCAAGCAGATGATTCTGCTAAATTTTTCACCATATCCCTAGTTGGACTCTCTAATATTTTCATATCTCCTAGTTTATGGATTGTTACTCCAGCCATAGGCATCAAAGCCGCCCCACCCAACAAACCCTTCGCCCCTGCTGCCAACTTCGCCAGCGTCTGCGGCCCCATATAGTCGGTAGGATCAAGGCTCAATAGCCCCCCAAGGAACGAAGGAGGGCCGAGAGGTTCTTCGGTATTAACGTAGTCCTGTAACCTGTTCTGAGGCACTGGAGGCTGATAGTTATCCATCACGGAAGGGGCGGGCTGCTGCGGTCGCCCCTGCCACTGGTTCAGCAGACCGCCAAGAGTGCCACCCTGCCCACGCACCCTGGCGATCATAAGATCGCGTATCTTGGATAGGTTGTCTTCGGCCATGATTACTTCCGATCCACAGCGTTGATCTTTTCGACAGTCCTCAACCCGCCCAGGCCCAACATACCGAACAGCACCGGGAGCATCTCGGTCAGGTCGGCGGGCTTGAGGCCAATAGTTTTGCCGAGGAAGGCTGCACCGGCAAGCGCAATCGGTAGGCCGATCCAGTTCCAGGCGCAGGCTGCTCCACACACCCATCCGATAAACGGACGCCAGCCCGAAACGAACACTGACGGGTTCGCCGCCTCGACCTCGTTGATCTTCAGTTGCCCAGCCATCTGAGCAAGTTCGCCGGAAACCTGCATCTTCATCAGTTCGAGCTTGGCAGCGTTCGCCTGTGTCTCGTCAGGCCAAATCTTGTCGATCACCTTGCTGCCGATTCCTAACAGTATCGTTACCGGATCCATTATTCTATCTCTCCCTGCAAATCAAGATCATCACAATAATCGGGATCACTACTACCATTACCAGAATCTAGCCGACGCACAAGTTGTTCATGCCGCCATTGACGTATTGCATCTTGAGCGTCCTCTGCTTGTGAGGGAAATGGCGCGTCAGCCCTGAGCCGAAGCGTGTCGATGCGGTGCTTGAGGATGGTCATGGCCGGAACGTCCTGCGCCCCGATGGAGGCGCTCTATCAGAAAGATGCGTCCAGCCGTGGGTGCTGTCAGGACTCTCTCGATACAATCCATACTGGGCAAGAAGGGTATCTCCGAGCCAGTCATCCAGCGTCCCGTGTGGGTCGTAGATGTCGATCCCTCGCCCTTCCTTGTGCGATGAGGTAGGCGCTCCCTGTGGGCAGTCCTGTGGACGGAAACCTCCGTAGGTGGCCCCGCTGATTCGGCTCTTGGTCAACGGGTTTATCTCCACAGAATACGGGTACTCCAACAGCAGGGCATTGACGAGTTTCAGCATCAGGCCAGCGTTCGCCTTGCGCTGCTCCGTGGCGTCGGGGTGCATGAGCCACTTGCCGAAATAGTCGTCCAGCGTAATCACTGGTGACCCTTGCCCGGACAATCCAACTTGTTGGCCTTCTGATCCAACTTGGCATCAATCTTGTCGAGCTTGTCGAACAATGTCGTCATCACCTTGCTGAACTCTTCCCGCCTGATATATTGTCCTGCGACGAGCAGCTCAATCGACTGCACCTTGCCCGCTAATTCTTTGTCAGATTGGTGTAAGGATTCCATGGAGTCCTGAAGGTTCTTCACTACCCACCCCCCGAGGAAAGAGATAAGTCCGAGAGCTACGTTGATGATTACTTGCGATTCCATGTTTCTTCCTTCCCGCCCTATGTTGGGCAGATGCGTTGAAAAACCTTACTTGCAGTGCCCTCCCGATTGAAATGGGTCAAGCAAGCTCTTGCACAACCAAACAGCAACCGTAGTGCGCCAATCCGACTCGCCATACTTGTAGCGATTGAGCCGCTGCGTGAACATGTATTCCTGCGGCATGTCCATGAAGATGAAGGTCGCTATGACCACGTTGAACACCACATCCAGCAGCACCGCGACAATAGCCACAGGAGCCAACAGGAGGCGCGGCAGAATCGTCAGCGTCGGCCATGCTGCCTTTGCTGCCATCGTCACGACGAACAGCAGGTAGAAAGCGTAGGTGTAGAGAGCGAGGTAGATCACGACTGAATCCCTGCGAATGCTGCCCGGATGTTTGCGGGACACGCGGCAACAATCGAAGCGTACTCAGCACCGACAGCCGCCGTCAGGCTGGCATCGTCAGTCGCCGCCAAAACAGAAGGCAGTGTTGTTATGTTGAGCAGCGCCGTCCGCGCAGAGAGGCAGGCCGTGACGGTCGCAGAGTCGTTCGATTCCTTTGCTGCAAACGCGATTCCGGCGAGCCGGTTCAGGGCGATCTCGCGGCCTGCGCGAGCGATACGTAGCAGAGGGGCGCATGACCATGCAGGAATCTTGCTCTGCCGAATTGCCGCCGCTTCGGCCTCTGTAATCTCGACGCATCCCTCGGACAGCAGATGGACGAAGGCCGCATCGTCGAGATAGTGAAGGTTGTGAGAGGCATCTTTGTAGTTGGGCATTATTTTTCCTTTAGCGAAGTTCGTTCCATTTGGAAATCGTCAGCGTCGCCGAATAACTCATTCCGGGAGGGACGACGAAAGAAGCCACTTGGATAGTCGTCATGCTTACGCCGCCGACGGTAAAGGTAATAGTGTTTATTCCTGTATGCGTCGCCATCACCATGATGGGCTTCCCGGTAGTGTTGTAGTAAGTCGTACCGCTCACTCGACTTCCAGTTACATCAGACCAGACTTGTCCGTATCCGAACGATGACATCGCCGTTACCGCGTTTCCGCCAGCACCCTGAATCGTACTTGGCGCTGTGGCCCACGTTCCAGCCGTAGTCTGTGTCGATTCGATGTAGCCGATGACGCGATAGGCGAGGTTGCTGCGCGCCGTGGTCGAATAGATGACGTTCGCGGTATCCGCCGCTCCCGCTCCGCCTTCAGCCGTGGTGCTGATGACGCCTGTTTCAGTAAGGTCGTTGCCACCGGAGATATTCACTGCTGCGAGTTCAATCGTCCCGGCGTTGTTCATGGCCAGCACAGCAATGCGAGACTGCACGGCGTTCACCGTGCCAAGTGTTGAGCCACTGCTGATTACAAGGTTAGCCGGAGTGCCTGATACCGTCGTCACCGTGCCACTGGTCAGCGTTGCCGAGCGGAAATCGAGCGACAGGGCCGATGCGCTGATGGTCAGGGCATTGGAGCCGACTGATGCGCTGATGGGCTGGATTTGCGTTCCACCGCCGCCAAGAGCAGCAATAGCCTGAGCAACACGAAGTGGAGACATTGACCGCAGCGCGGCTTCGGTGCCGGCTTCCATTTCGCCTTGAGATGCGGAGACTGTGGGGATGTCGGCGTCGTAGGCTTGGACATCTACTCCAATCTCAAGATTTACCGTAGTCTTAAACGTAGCCTCGTCTGCATCGTCCAGGATCGTCTTTGCGAAAGCCGATACACCAAGCGTTGTCAATTGGTCACTTGCCGTTGCATCATCAATCAGCGCCCTTCCTGCTGTAGTGATTGCCGACTCAGCAGCAGTATTCGCTGCTGTCGTATAGATCATCTTGTCAGCGGCAGTTCCGAGAGCCGCGATTGATGTCAAGAACGAGTCATATGCTTGGACAGCAACGCCAATATCACCAGAATCATGCTTTGTTGCAACAGCAACAGCCACAGCATCAAAATCAGCTTTGATTTCAGTTCCCTTGACCAACTTGGCCGGGTTCCCTGTGAGCAAAGCATCCTTTGCCGAGTAGTCAGTAATAACGATGTAATCACTCATTGGAGCCTCCCATCCTTCGTATATAGATCAATTCTCTGGATGGACAGATTGTAACCGCCAACCTGCGCTTCCACTCCGAACTGTAGAACCTTTCCTGCGCTTGATCCATTAACGGTCAAGGTGTTAATCGCCACATTCCCTGCGTACTCGGCTAAACCGTATTCAGCAGTTCCATACTCAGCAGGAGCGGAAACTCCAGAAAGAACCGTAGTCTGTGAATAGTAGGGTTGCATGAAGTCATAGGCCCACTTGAATACCACCGTCTGATTTGACAGTCCAATGAGCGTCAAGATGACTTTCTTGAGAATTGAAGTCTGAATAGGATTCCCGAAGTCAATCCATGTCGTGAAATAGGACATTCGGTAGTTAGAACCATTGTCGTAATACCCTGTATGACTTCCAAGGTATCCAGCTTTCCCCATGTAGAGAATCTTGTCACTTGTCTCGCAGAAGGCTTTTGGGTCAATGTTCGTCCATGTAGTAATTCTCGCTGATCCATCCTGTAATGGGGAACGGAGGTCAAAACAGTAGGTAACGGCAGAAGCCGGGAAGGTAATCAGATAGAACGAGTTGCTTGGAGAATAAACCGCCTTCACGTTTTCCAGAGATTCAAGTGCGGCGTACCCCTGAATATCCGAATGAACATTCTTGCTGAAATTCCGCATCGGAGCGGATTTCTCTTGGATCGTCCTTTGAACCGACCTTACGCCATCTCCTGACAGGAAGATAACATCCTCTCCCGTAGGCTGAATCGAGTCCCTGGCTATACATCCGATGTTCTCAAGGGAATCCTCAAGAATCATGCTCGATGGAGTATCGGCATCCTTGTAGATAAGCGTCTGCTTCTTCCCGAAGATGAACAGTCGGTTGTTGTGCGCCGCTAGACCGACAATTTCATCCCCGCCAATGGGCCAGATATTCCGAAGATTCAGTGACCCGGAAGTCCCGCCAGTCCAGATATGCGGCGTCAAAAGGTCAGAGAATACTAATGTTCCCTTGTCAGCAGTCGTATCCGCCGCCCATACCCGTCCGTAAGCACTGATGGCCGTATTGCATTGATATACAGTTCCGGCAGTACCCGCCTTCTCGTTCAGGCGACGGAACGTAGTCGTAGAGATAGCGGGATCGTAGATTAGCGGGTCGTATCCGCGCTGCCAGAACATCCCTACGCCGCTCAACTGGCAGAACTGCCAATTGTTTGCATTGATCGTGGGCGCTACTCCTCCACCGCCGTAGGTTAGCGTAACCAACGTGGTTCCACTCAACTTGAACAGGAACCCGCCACCAGCACACAGAGTAGTGGCAGTTCCATCGTTCTCAATCAATTCACCGATACAAGTGACGTTCGATGATGCAAGATCGGTATTCGCGGTGTTTGCAGTAGTCCATCCCTTGCGCGAAGCCACGCGCCCAGACTTGTCAATCACGCAATTGATAGCTTCAAGCGCGAAATTAGCCGACAGGTCGACCGGACTATCGGACGTATTAAGCCCGTAGAAGCCCGGTGCGCTTATCGAGAATGGGGTAATGTTCTCAGCCATTAGTTCGCCACGAAGGTATCGTATTCAGAGAAACGCTCTTTCTCAAGCGAGATATAGTCGCTCAGGACTGACTTAAACAGCCCGTATGCCTCTCCAGAGGTTAGCCCGCCATCTTCGCCCCTCTCAACGATTGCACGGGCGTATGCGCCTGCTATGACCGGCTCAGAGGGTACTGTGATTATGTCGGCGTCTGCCGTTAGAGTCGTCTGCGGGACAATCATGTTGAACTTGAGCGAATAGACCGCCATCGGGGTAGGGAACAATTCCACTTTGCTGTCCGTCCCGTCCGTCCCATTCCATGCGTAATAGCATGGTACGCTCGATGACACCGCGCTCAACTGCTGCTGATCGAGAATCCACTGAATCGGGACATTGCGAAGCGTGAGTTTGTTGGTCGTGTCATTGACCGTTATATCCCGCTGCCGAATGCCTGATCCGGTAACTGTGTAGGTGCTAGTTCCGGCTACCGTTGGAATGGTGATGGTTGTGGAGAGGCAGTCCCAATTCCATGCGTCCTCCACTTGTCTGCGGGAATCGT